GGGATAGTGGAAAAATTTTGCATTTTCCCCCTACAAAAAATCACACGGCACACAAGCACACCGCCGTCCACTCTAGCCGACACCGAATTGCATGGCAAAGCGACACCGAACCGCACGGCAGAGCAACGCAGAGCGGAGCGTCAGAAGTTTGTGCAGATTGCACAAAATAAACTGTTTATTTTTGTGCAAAATACCGTAGACGAATCTAGGATAATTTGATAGAATAAATATATCAAATAAAGAGAGGCACACCAACAAGGTGTGAGTGGTGAATGAAGATGAGAGTTGAAATTAGAGTTTATGGAAAAGAAAAATATTACTCAAAGAGATGTAGTCGTAGGGTTGTCAAGGACATTCGTAGTATAAAAGCCGTATTTAGTAATAAAGAGGTTAAAGAGTTAGAAAAAACACTTTGCAAAGATGATATTGACGGTAACGGACAATATTATAAAATTATTGATATGGACGGCGATGAATCTTATTATCGTGCTAGTTACACAAGAATAATGCATTATGGTAAGGAGTTGTTACTAACAAAGTATGATGTAATGTTTTCAGCTGATTATTATAGACATCATACTGCAACAACAAAAGATTATTTGTGTTCGAGTGATGATGGAATGGTTGAAGAATATAGCGGACGTTTTGGCAATGGCTATATCATTCATCGTCAGATGAATTCAAGTAAGTATCATCTGATTGAATATTATATTAAGAAAGGAGAATAAACGTGAACGAAAACTATCGAATCGGGAAAGGCAATCTTCACATTGCTTTTCCTAACAAAACGATACTTGATACCTATGTAATGTGCGTTGGTTGTAATAACTGTACTTATAGTACAGTAAACAATACACTATGCTTGTATGCAGATAAAAAGGAAAGCCTACTCAAAGCAATCCTTGACTTCAAAATTTATACAATTTTTGTTATAAATATTTTGAAATCAATAAAAAGTAATGCAGTATCAGAAATGGAAAAGTTGTATATGATTCTGTCAGAAGTACAGAACGAATTAGAAAGGAGTTTATGATATGATAAAAATATATTTTGATGACGGCAGTAAGAAAAAAGTAAATGCTGATAAATTCATTGAATGGTTGAATTATTGCAATTTAGAAATTGATGAAAGCAATGTTTATTATCAAGATTTACACATTGCAAAATATGTCAATTTGCTAGATAACAATTTTGGTGTTTTAGATTGTATTTTATGTATGGTTTTACTGGCATTGATTATATTAGCACTTATGAAAGGCGGTGTGATATTATGAGGGAAGATTTTAATTTTTGTGCATTAAATACAATCAGAGAAACGGAAAAGGATATAATTGTTGAAAAAAAACAAGTGTTGAAAATTGGTAATATTGCAATATCAGCAGTAAACGAATGCTTGTTTGAAGTTTACGATTTTCGCACAGGGTTAAAAGTTGCGACATTATCTGTTCATAAAAATTTTGGTGGGGTTGATTCTTTTATTGAATTTTTTGAAAATTTTGAGATATTTACAAAGGACATTGTAAATGTGAGAGATTTTTTATTAAAAAAATTCGTAGGGATAAAAATGCAACATGTTTCGTATGATTCTTGCGTGCATTTTAAAATAGAAGAATTTGAACAATTCCTACTTGAAAATCAACCGTAATTCACAATTTATTTACATTTTGTTATTCACACGGACACAATTATATTTTATAATAGTCCTTGTAAATATAAAAACAATGTTTCATGTGAAACATGGAAAGGAGTGAAAACAATGGAAAAGTTTATCACAAGAAACCTTGCTATCACAGAAGTAACATACAAAGACGCTATCTTTGTAGACGGTGACATGAAGTTATCAGAATTGCGACACGATACTATTGTCGGTACTCGCCATAGCGAGGAAAAATTGAAAAAGATTCTCGTTGCGAAAGGAGTAGCAACGCAGCCAGTTTTACAGGAAGTGAAAAAGACAACTTGTAAATACTCAATGCCCCTCAATGACTTTATTGAACAGGCACATGCGGAAATTATCGAACAGTAAAAAAAGAAAGGTTAAAAAGGTGATTAAAATGAAAAATGAACTCGTAACAATGAAAAGTGAAAATGATGTTTTTTGTAGTATGGTATGCGAAACAAAAGAGGAAAAGGTACAGCTTTACAATGCCATAAACAACGCTGACGCTAGTCTTGACGACATGGTCGGCAAGCAGATTAACGTTGTAAACGTATATGCAGAACGCTACACGGCAGAAGATGAGGAAGAAAATAAGGACGGTTTTGAACCCGTTGAAAAAGAAAAAATCATGATTACGCTCATCTGTAAAGACGGCAAGACATACGCCACAAATTCAAAAGGCGTTTACAACTCAATCAAACGCGCCTTTGCATTGTTTGGTATGCCAACTTGGGAAGATGGCGTCACTTTTGAGGTTTGCAAGGTTAAAACAAAGGGCGGTTATAAGGCTACAATTTTGAGAGCAGTATAAAAAGGTAATCAGTTTAATTTGAACATATAACTCTCTTCCTTTAGGGTGGTTAGCAAATAGTCGCTATCCACCCTAAAAAAAAATGAAAGGGGAGATAAGCATGTATGAACCAAGGGAAAAAACGATTGAAAATATAGCGGATTTAGTCAAGACTTTTAATCGTAGAATTGGACAAGCAAAAAGAAAAACGCCGATACAGTATCAGCAGTATCTACCACAGAAAATGACGGTTGCAAAATTTCTTGAAACGGTAGGAAGTTATGAAGATGTACGAGCGCAAGCAAGGGCATTGATGGCAAAGGATATAATACCCCAATTCGGAAAAAACGGAGCAAAACCAACAAAATTACAAATGGCACGTTACGAAAGTGCTAAAAATTTAGAAAATAAAAGATTAGCAGAAACCCAAGACATAGAACGATATGATGAGGGAAAACCTACAGGAATTGAGCGAGTAAAAAAGAGAAGTAAAGCGTTTGAAATTAGAAAAAAAGCAGAGGAATTTACACCACTAGAATTGGAAATCAGAATCAGACAGTTAGAAAGACGGCAAACGCAAGCATATAAAAAAGAGAAAGAAATACAGTGGATAGAAAATTATAAAAAGGCGGTTGAAATAAATTTTCCGACTTTTTCAAAAAAAATTTTGCAAGAAGTAGAAAAAGTACCAAAAAAGAATTTTATGATATGGGTACAGCAAGAGGATTTTCTTGACATTGATTATGTTTACGATAAAAGTGAGGAACAGGAAAAGGCAAGTAACTATCTTGAAAATTTACGCCGTAGAATAGAGTATGAAAAAGAAAAAGGCAACCTCTAACCAACGAATTATCGTATGCGATTTTGAAACAACCACGGAAGAATCTGATTGTCGTGTTTGGGCAGTTGGGTGCTATGATATAGTTAGCGGTGAATTTTGGTATTATAATAACATTGATGATTTTATGCAGATGTGTGCTACGATATATTATAATGACAAATTGTACTTTCATAATGAGAAATTTGACGGCGACTTTATTATGAATTGGTTATTTAGGCACGGCTATTCGTGGGTTGAAGATAATAAAAAAATGGACACAAAAACATTTACAACAACTATATCGGATAAAGGTCAATTTTACTGCATGGAGATTTGTTTTTATCGTGATAATACATACACAAACAAGGTCACCATATATGATAGTTTGAAAATACTTCCTATGAGCGTTCACGATATGGCGAAAGCGTTTGGCTTGAAAGAAAAGAAAGGAGAAATTGATTATAAAGCCTATCGAGAAGTAGGACATAAATTGACGGAAGAAGAAGTTGAATATTTGAAAAATGATGTTGTGATAGTTGGAAAAAGCCTTGTCAAGATGTTTGAGCAAGGTCTTAAAAAAATGACCATAGGTGGAAATGCCATAAACGACTATAAAAAAAGAATTGGAAAAGATAACTTTTCGGAGTGGTTTCCACTTTTGGATGAGGAAACTGACTATTTTTGTAGACAGTCCTACAAAGGTGGCTTTGTATGGGCGAATCCTTTGCATAAAAATAAATTGATAGGCGAGGGCGATGTCTATGATGTAAATTCTCTTTTTCCCTCACGTATGCACTCGTCAAGTGGTTGCCGTTTTCCATACGGTGTACCGCAGTTTTTCAAGGGAAAGTATAAACCACACAAATTATATGATTTGTATATACAACGAGTTGTGATACAGTTTGAATTAAAACCGAATCACGTTCCATGTATTCAAATTAAAAAGAATTTTCTTTTTTCACCAACGGAATATTTGACAAGTAGTAACGGTGAAGACGTGGAGTTGGTGCTTACGCAAGTCGACCTTGAATTGATATTTGAACAATATAACGTTACTTACATTGAATACATTGATGGGTACATGTTTAAGTCTGATATTGGAATGTTTGATAATTATATCGACTATTGGATGGGAATGAAAGAAGAAGCGACACGCACAGGGAACAAGGGTTTGCGATCCATTGCTAAACTTTTGCTTAATAATTTATATGGAAAGTTTGGTACAAATCCAAAGTTACAAAGTAAAATACCAGTATATATAGGTGGGAAAGTTGGTTTTGTCTTGTCCGATATAACATATCGCGACCCAGTATATACGCCAGTAGCCACTTTTGTAACCGCCTATGCTCGTGCGTATACAATCCGTTCCGCGCAAAAGGTAGGACTTAAACACTTGCTTTATTGTGATACGGATTCGATTCATTGTAAAGACGGTGCGGACGTGTCAAGTCTAGAAATACACGATACAAAACTAGGTGCATGGGCGCATGAAAGCCACTTTGAAAAAGCAAAATTCCTACGTTCAAAATGCTACTTGGAACAGATTGGCGGGGAGTTATGCCCAACCGTGGCGGGCATGCCCGATTCTTGTTACGAGAATGTCACTTTTGAAAATTTCTGTCTAGGCTCGGAGTTTAGCGGAAAGTTACGTATGAAAAGGGTTGAGGGCGGTATTGTTTTGGCTGATACGCCTTTTACTATAAAGTTATAGCATTCACAAATTGTTTACATTTATGTTCATAATTTATACATATTTATATGTTATTGTATAAACAAGGGTTAAAAGGTGTGCGGACAACCTCAAATTGTCAAGGTGGCGAGCCTTTGTGGTTGTCGCACGGTGACACGTGGCGCACCTACCCGAAACAAAAAAGAAAGGAGCGAAAAATTTTGAATGAATCCATGTTTTATGATGTTAAAAGTGTAAACCAGTATAATTGTTTGTTTAATTTTCTACACGGCGCACGCGGAATTGGTAAAAGTTTTTCGCTCAAAAAGATGTTTGTTGAAAGTTTTCTTGCGGATGGTTCGCAGTTTTATTATTTGCGAAGATACCGAGAGGACTTGACAAAAAGTAGCAAAGGTTTTTTTGATTCACTACAAGAGCAAGGACTTTTTGAAGATATTGTTTTTACAAAAGATGGGGGCAAAAATGGCGGTACTTTTTACGCAAACAAAGAACCGATTGGGTTTTATGGAGCGTTGACAAAAGGCAAAGGGGTAGAACTTCCAAAAGTAAAATACATCAATTATGATGAGTACCTAATTGACAAAAGTGACCAGTATCATGGTTATTTGAGGGATGAGGTTACACAATTTTTGGAGTTTTATGAAAGTATAGCACGTATGCGAAATGTGACAGTTTATTTCACGAGCAATAACACAGACGCCTATAGCCCATATTTTGATTATTTCAAATTGAAAAAACCAGTTAAGAAAAACGGCATATGGACACAAAATGATTTGCTTTACCAAGAAATCAAAACCAGTGCCGAATATGTAAATGCAAAGTACAACACACGTTTTGGGAGTATTATTAAGGGAACGAGATACGGCAAGTATGCCGTTGAAAATGAAAATTTGCACATCACAGATGATTTCTTGAAAAAGAAACCGTCAACGGCAAAATGCACTTTTAACTTGCAAATTGGAAAAAATATTTGTGGTGTTTACTTTGATTATTGCAAAGGTGAAGTTTTTTTTTCTTGTAATGGTAATAAAAATATGATAACATATACAGTAGTTAAAGCAGACCACACGCCAAACAATATTCTTGTTAGGGGTGGAAAGTGTTATCATTTAGCAGAGTTAAAAAAGGCTTTTGCTTTCAATCAATTATTTTTTGATTCGCCAAAAGCCAAAAATTTATTTGAAAGAATTGAACATCTACTATAACATAGCAGATTTCAAATATAAATAAGAAAGGAGATATAAAAAATGGCAAATGAAAACAGTACCGAAAAAGCCTATGCAGAAGATGAACTTTTGAAAAAAGTCGGCGAAATCCTTACAAAAAAAGATGATGAGGGGTTCTTGACTGAAGTTGTGTCAGAAATCACTGATAAAATCCACGAATTAAGTGGAAAGATTGTCGATAGGGATGATGAAATTGCAGACCTCAAAGATGATATTGAAAGTTTACGAAATGCTAACATGGCACTTTTACGCAAACAGGGCGCACGAGTGGAAGAAAAAGAAGAAAGAAAAAGTGAATTTGTAACGGATGATGAAAAGGAAGAATCAGAAGAGGAAATTCTTGAAAAATCCGTTGCGGATTATATCTAAAAAGAAAGGAGAAAGAAAAATGCCAACAACAACCAAAACAAAAACAGAAAGAGCCGTAAATATGGCGAACACGGTTAGAACACTTGCGGGGGATGAATTTGCAAATGCCGTACCAGTTGCGACACGCTCAAATATTTCCAGTTATGCAACACCGATTTTGGAAATTTCATCATTGCGGAATATGTTCGTAAACACGCTTGTTCAGCGTATTGGGTTTGAATTTATCCACAACAAAAGATACAACAATCCCCTTGCGAGATTCAAAAAAGGAAGTACACCATTAGGTGGGATTGTGGAAGAAATCGGAACAAATCCAGTAGAATCACAGGGATTTAGTTCGGATGGCTATATCCGAACACCAGACGGGCAGGTATTGACCCCACTGAATCGAAGAACGCCCGACACAAAAGTGTTGTATCACACTATTAACCGTGAAGACCAGTATCCAATTTCTATCAGCCGTCAGCAGTTGCAGACCGCTTTTGTATCATGGGAAAAACTGGACGATTTTATTTCATCCGTTATGTCAGCAATGTATAGCGGAGACACGATTGATGAATTTATCTACACAAAAAATTTAATTGACGCAGGCGTTACGAAAGATATGCTTGTCACGCAGACAATCGCAAATCCGACAACTTCAAAGGATAACGCTGAGAAATTTGTAATTGCCGTCAACACGACATCGGCGAAAATGTGCTACCCATCAACCAAATACAACCGTTATATCGAACAGGAAGGCGCAGAGGGAAAAGCATACAAAACATGGAGCGACAAAGACAGACAGGTTATCATCATGCGCGCGGACGTTTTGCAGAGTATTAACGTCACTGTATTAGCGCAGGCGTTCAATATGTCACAGGCAGATTTTCGAAACTCCGTAGTAGAAATTGACGAGTTTGACAACCCAGCTATTCTTGCAGTGGTGTGTGACGAATCTCTTTTGCAGATTTATGATAATCTTTTTGAGGTGTCAGAACAGCAGAACGCACAGGGGCTTTTCTTTACTTACTTCTTGACGCATTTTGAAACACTCTCGTTGTCCATGCTGTCAAATGCCGTTGTCTTTTTGGACGAATCCTATGCGAAACATACCATCACAGCAACGGTAGAACCAGTAACAGAGGGTTACGGTTTGGAAGTGCAGAACACGGGATATAATGGTGAAACCGTTACATACAAAGTTACGGCAGTTGACCCAACCAAGGTTACAATTAGTTACACAGGTATTAGTGACGAACCGCCAAAAACCGTTGTAAACGGTGGACTGTATTCGTTCAAGATGGGAAATACTGACGCAACCATTAAAATGACAATTGCTAAATAATGTTTACATTGAAAGGGGAAGAATTATGGCAGATTTTGAGCCGACAACTGATATAAAACTTCTAGCCGTTCCGCTTGCGAATGATGGTGAAAGTACCTTGACTTTTTCAAGCGAGTCGGCACAATCTGCCTACTTCTCATCAAAAGTAGTTGGAAGTTTTTCCAAGGGCGATTTTACATATCAAAGAAAAGATAACACAATGCGTGTACCATGGAATGCAGAAAAGTTATTTAATGTGAATTACTGCATGTACAAAAATGCCAACTTTGGTGATAAGTGGTTTTACGCCTTTATCAATCGGGTAGAATACGTTGCACCGAACTGCACGAAATTATATTTGCAAACTGATGTTTGGCAGACATGGCTTTTTGATATTACATACGGTCAATGTTTTGTAGAACGTGAACATGTAAATAGTGATAAAATCGGAGAACATACGATTCCCGAAAGTGTTACACCGAGTGAATGGAATTTACAAATGATAGGGATTGACGAAAGTCCTTATCAAATTGGAGGTTATGTTGTTGGCACTCTTTATGATATTGATTCGACCATAGGTAACCCCAAAAAAACAGGTGGTCAACAGGCGAACGGTGTATATTTTCCGTGCGATATTCTTGCTTTTCCGAATACGACAGAGGGCATTCTTGCAGTACAGGCAAGATTATCGGTTATCAACGATGAAATGAGCGGGGGAATTGTTTTTGTTAGTTGCATTCCAAAACTTGCCTTTGATAAACTAACAATTAAAGATAGCAGAGTTACAACACCCACGTATAGCACTTTTGACAACATAAAAATTCCCGTGAAACATACAAATGTTAGCGGTTATGTGCCGAAAAACAACAAATGCTTTACTTACCCCTACCATTACCTTGTTTGTAGCAATTCGGCGAATAGCGGTTCTGAATTGCGTTTTGAAAATTTTAAAGATATAAATGATATTACGTTTACGGCATACGCCCACATAGCAGAAAACAACTGTATACAGTTTGTGCCGATAAATTACGAAGTTGGAACTAGTACAGGGGATAACCCCGATTTTGGCTTTAACTCACAGACATATCCCGAATTACCGTACACGACAAATCAAAATGCTTACTATCGTCAACAAGAGATGAATTTGAGGAATCAAAACATGAACAGAATTATGTCACAAACACGTGGCACGGTTGGCAGTATCATGACAGGCGGAGCGTCCTTGTTAGGAATGTCTATGCAAGGCGAGGGAACAGGTTCGGACATTTCAAGTTATGGCGTGTCACAAGTTAGCGCTATTGATTCGCTTTATACAAATGTAAAAAGTGCAGAAATGGCGGAACAAAACCTTGAGAAAATGCACCAAATGACCGCCCCGAATGTCAGCGGAATAGGTGGCGCAAGTGATATATCTGTTCTCAACGGGAATATCGCCCCTAGGTTTTACCTTAAAAACGCCAAGAAAGACCAAATAAAAGCAATCGACCAGTTTTTCAGTGCTTTTGGCTATCAAGTGAACCAGTTAAAAAAGCCAAACATCAAGGGTCGCCCAAATTGGAATTATGTGAGGTGTAGTCAAGCGAACGTATATGCAGACATTCCGCAAGAAGATTTAGCAAAAATTAAGCGTGACCTTGTAAATGGAATAACTTTTTGGCACAATCCAAGTACGATATATGATTATTCGCAAGGAAATGAGGTGAGTTAGTTGAGCAGAAAGAAAGATAAAAACAAAGAACAGGCGTTGAAATGGCAAGCGATTTATGCGTTTTATTTTGCATGGTTGAAAAATATCGCAATGTCAATTTTTGAATGGAAGTTACCCAATAGCATGGATGACCGTTTTTTGGAGTTGGCATTTTTTGAAGATGGACGTGCTTTGGCATATGTCAAGGACGGCGCACTTATCAACACGCGTGCAATCCCATCCAATAACATGGACATGTATAATTATTTTACTGGTTATACTGGCTATAACGTGGTTTTTTCTGACTATGTTGACGCAGATAAATGCGTGTATGGACTAAACAATCCCGTCACAATGCCAACTTTTGACGTTTGTGATATGTTTGCAACACGTCTACAAAAGTTGGAAATGGGGATATGGTCAAACGTGGACTTGCAAAAATTCCCGATTATGGTGTCCGCTCCCGAAAGCCAAAAGTTATCCGTCAAGAATTTGATGGAACAATTTGAAGGTGGTTTACCTTTTTTGTATACCTATAGAAATTTTGAGGACTTGAACCAAGTGAAATGTTTTGATATGAAAGTACCGCAGATTTTTGACAAATTGTACGAATTAAAGCAGAAAACATTGAATGAATTTCTTGAATTTTTAGGCGTTACAACACCGAAAGAAAAGAAAGAAAGGCTTTTAAGTGGGGAGATTATTGCAAACAATTCAAAGGTTGGTATCAGTGGGGCGAGTTTTTTATGGCAAAGACAAGAATTTGCTAGGAAAATCAATGAAAAATTTAGTGCATACCTCACCGACCCGATTGAGGTACGTGTGAGAGATTATAGCGAGATATTACATCTTGCGGAAAGTGAGGAATTGACAAATGGAACAAGTTTTGGATTGGGTTCACAAGATATGTAACCCATTATCAGTAGTTGGCGGTTTTTTAGGAATTTTAGTCAACCGAATTTTTGGAAAGGTGGACAATTCTTTGATAATTCTTCTCATCCTTATGTCAATGGACATGATATGCGGGATTTTGGTTGAGGGAATTTATTTCAAAAAACTTTCTTCCAGTATTTGTTGGAAAGGGTTGATAAAAAAATGCGTGTCCATTATGCTTGTTGGACTTTCGTATCAAATTGACCGAATGACTGGACAGGAAAGTTTTCGGGCGTTTACAATTATTTTCTTTTCCATCAACGAAAGTATTTCCATTTTGGAAATATGTGGAAAAATAATTCCAATACCAAAAAAATTAAAAGATTGTTTATACCAGTTACGGAAAGGAGTCGGGGAAGATGAAAAAAATACTTGCAAATAGGAAACGGTGGCATGGAAAGAGAAACAGAAAAGTTATTATTGGAATTGCGATTCATGCCACAGGCAACAAAGGCGACACGGCAAAAAATAATTGTGATTATTTCAAAAAAGACCCAAAATACACAGGTGGACTTACCACGGGCGCACATTTCTTCATTTCGCCAAATGGGGAAACAATTAAATCTATCCCGATGAATCAGATAGCCTATGCCGTTGGGGGTACTAGACAGAGTGCAAAGGGCGGTAGATATTACAAACGCTTGACAAACGAAAATACTGTCAGTATTGAATTGTGCAACGCAGTAAACGGATATACGGACGCACAAGTTAAAGCCGTTCGCAAAACGATTAAATATATCCGTAAATACTGCAAAAATGCGAAAATTGTTTGTTATCATTTTGACGTAAACGGAAAGAACTGTCCACCATGGGGCGGTAAACGGTTAGGAAAAGAATTCCTTGCAGAAATTGGAGAGTGATATTTATGTCTTTTGTAACCCCTCAATTACGGCGCGTGTTGGATATGGGCTATGATTTAGGTTTAAAGCATTACCCGATTTTTTCAGAATCACACCGACAAGAATTAAATGAAAAGATTGTAAATCATTTTCGGTATCGTGAAATTGGGTTTGAAACAATACATCAATTCATTTTTGCACTGAATCGGAAAATGTTTGAAGTCATGCCATTTTACAACCAGTTATACGAATCGGAAGAACTGGAAATATCCGCATTGACAAATTATAGTTATGATGAAATCAGCAAAAAGACAGGCAATGACCTTTTAGAAAAGACAGGCACAGACATAAACAAGCAAACAGGAGATAGCACACGAACAGACACAGGAACGCAGACAAACGAGCAGACAGGAGCAGACAAACAGACATTTGAAGATGTAAAAAATAAAACTACATACGGGAGTAATGAAAATGAAAACACGACAACCACAAGTGATGTAACGCACGGACAAACAACCACCACACAGGGAACGGATTCGAGTAAAAAGGTTCACAGTGACACACCACAAGGAATGTTATCCGCTAATTTCCCCGAATCAGCAAATTACGCCAGTGACGCAGATGTATCAAAAAATACTAATTCTAGCACTGTAGCGCAAGGTGGAACGGATTCTACTAGTGGAACGGTAAAGGGTACAAAAGGGAAAAGTGGTTCGGACGAATCTGTGCAGAGTGGTGACATTGTAACTACACACGACACGCAAGGAAAACTAACAAACGACTTGACAAGCAAGAACGAGTTTAATACAGACAATACAATCACATACGGTAGTAACGCAAAGCAGAATTATGACAACCAGTTATCAACAAACAAGCAAGGTTACCAAGGAATTTCACCAAGTGAATTATTGCAGAAATACCGTGATACATTTTTAAATATTGATATGCTTGTCATATCCGAACTGGAAGAATTGTTTATCAGTATTTTCTAAAATGTTTCACGTGAAACATTAGAAAGGAGTGAAAAAAATTGACTTTGATAAGACCAACACCACCCCTATACAACTTGCCATCCTACTATAGTGAATGCGAATCCTATGAGGAGCAGTTGCAGTGGCTACTAAATCAATTGCAGACATTACAAAAAGATGTTGACAATCTGAAAAAAGACACAAACGACTACACGGACGAACAAATTAAAAAACTGTTTGACTTGTTATCGCAGAGAATCGCCAACTTGACGGACTATGTAAACGGTGAAATTGCAGAATTGAAAACATATGTTGACAACGAAAACAAAAAACTTTCTGACAAAGTTGACGCGATGAAATTATATGTGGATGAAAAAACGGCAAATACAAAAAAATATGTAGATTCTGAAATCCTCAAAATACGTGCGTTATTGACAGAAGTTGAAAATCGACTACACCTTGAAATTGTGAGTGGTGATGAAACAACAAAAGATTTTGCAAGAATTTACACCGAAAAAGCAAGACTTGAATTACTCGGAAAAATCAATGTCTTGTCTACTAGGGTTGATAATATTGTCAAGGAGTTTCCACCTGTTTATAACCCAACACAGGGCAAACAGACAGACGTACAAAAGGCAATCAACGATTTGTATCTGTATTTAAGGGTACACGGAATCACGTGTTTTGCTTTCGATTCCATGCAAATTACCGTTGCGGAATTTGACGCTATGAAAATTTTAGTGCGAAATTTTGATATTCGCGGCGCTGAAATTTTTGAAGTATGGGAAAAAGAAACGGCGTTTAGTCCGTGGACAGGCGAAAAAATAACATTGAAAGAATTGTGTTATCAAATTGCTGAAAAAATCAACATGAACCACAAGACGGCAAGCGAGTATGACAAGCGAGCAATTACGGCAAGTGAGTATGACGGAGCAGAAACAACTGCCTATGATTATGATTGGACAAAAAGAATATTGCCGATTGATGTTATCCCGATAGATATGTTGGATAAATTCTTGCATACGTCTGAATTGATTTACAATACTGATATTGTAAGCGACACAGGTACTACAATTGACATTACAACGGATAAAGATTTTGAAAAGTTTTTACTTGCCTATAGTGATAAAAATGCAAATTTATGCTATTTATTATGTGGTGCTACTAGCGGAAAGTTGTCATTTACTGACACCACTGACAACGCACTGACGCAAGTTTCAAGAAATTTTTCCATAGTAAAAACGGAAACAGGCTATCAGATTGCTACACAAAACTGCACGGTATTTAATGCCGACACAAAAGAAACAACATTTGCGCCTAACTTTTTGATTATCAAAAAATTATACGGTGTCAAAAGTTACAATAATTTAACAGAAATCGGAAAGGAGAATTAATATTATGCATTACACACCTAACTACAAATTGCCTTACTACGAGCCAAATGATATTGCAAATTATTTAGACACGTACAATAATACAATTATTGCATTGGATAAGGCTATCCATGACGCACAGACAAAAGCAGAAAGCGGAGAATTGCACGGTGAAGAACTTGACAAAGAAATCAAAAGCCTAACCTCTAGGGTTTCAGCACTTGAAACATCTTTATCAAGTACTATTGAAAATCTTTCCACCCTTACAACAACTGTGAGCGGACACACGGAAGAAATTGCAAAAGTAAAAGAGGATTTACTTGCACAGAATACGGCAGTTAAAACATTGTCAAATAACCTTGCGGATTTAGGTACACGATTTACAATGTTCGCCACAGAACAGGAAAATTTTAATTCTGAAATTTCGGCAAGGGTTGGCAACCGATTTTTCAAGGCGCATAAATATGACGTTCCATCAGATTCGTCAAGTGGACAATTTACGACCAAGTTTACAATTGACACTAAACTTGCAAATGATGAAAATTTCACAAAATCCCACGTCATGCTTAACTTTATGCAAACAATGGCAGACCAAAAGAAAGCGAGTGCAATTATAAATTGTGACTTTTCTACAACGGAAAAAAGTTTTAATTTTACTGCGGACGCTATACGTTATAATGTGCGTTTTAATTTCAACGCTAGCACTGGAATTATTACAATTTCAATCACTGGCATAAAACAGGAAGCTGTTGGAGCTTTATATGCGAATGCCGTTGTTTATACAGATTAGAAAGGAGATTTAAACATGAATTACACAGCAAATTATAAAATCCCTCTTTATGAGGGCAATGACCCAACGTCATATCTTACTACATACAATGATACAATGGAATTGATTGACACATCATTACACGCATTAGCGTTAAAAGTGGCAAGCGGAGAAATAAATGACCGTCAATTTACTGCTGAAATTTCTTCTATTAAGGGCAGACTTGACACTGCGGAAAGTACGATTGAAACAATTAAAACAGAACTTGCAAATACTAACGGAAAAGTTTCAAAAAATTCGGAAGATATTTCTACTTTACAATCGCAGTTAGTGGAACAGGGAACGTCAATTAAGAATTTGATTGCTAGGGTTTCAGCTCTTGAAACATCTTTCGAGAGTTTCAAAACGACACAGGAACAGAAAAATAGTGCTTATGAAAATTCATTGAGTGGGTTGTCAGCGCAGTTGAGCAATGCAACGAAAAAACAGGATTTGAAGAACGCGGAATTTACAAGTGAAATTACACAGAATACTGCTAATATCGCAAAAAATACAGAAAGCATTGAAGCACTAAAGCGCGGCACAAATGTGTTAGTGAATTTCAAAAATGTCGACGCAACAAAGGACGGCAATGATATAGATGTGCATTTGCAAACGACCCGAGAAAATGCAGAACTTGAATTGAATAAATGGCAAAATGCACAGGCTTGCGCAATCATTACTTTGAAAACTGGAGAAACAAATGATGTAAACGGCGTATGTTCACCAGTTTTTTCAAGAAATCTCGCAACAACAAGCACAGAAGAATTCATATTTACTGACACAAACAATGATGTTTATACATTAAATACAATTTTAACTTTTGATGATGTAACGCAAAACGTATCTATTCATTGTAATCTTACTGCGCCCGAAAGCGTGACAAAGGCTACATTTTCAATAGCGTTGTTCTTAATTGTTTAATTGTAATATTAAACCGCCCCACTTTATTAGGTAGGGCGGTTTTTTATTCTACGCTATCTCTTCCGCAATCCCATGCAATATCTATCATTTTTTGAACGTCATCCGTCAATTCTACATCATCCCACCAACTAGTTCTATTTTTCTTTTTTATAAGCATTACATCATCATCCTGTGAATATGGAAACGTATAAAACTGGTATTTAGGATTTTCAAGTGTTGCACTACGAAATAGTTTTTCTATATCAACACCTTTACCGACATAATATACAGTTTCTTTTTTAATATTTGTCATTACACCTACTGGATATTTCATCTTTTTCCCTCTCTATAGTAAAATTTTTTCATGTTATTTCACAGCCTTTCTTTATGCTTTTATATGAATAACTTCTCCAGTATTTGTAACAATAACTGGTTGATAAAACCCATCATAGTCACAAATAAATTTTACTTCTTTACAATAGGATGTGAAAATCCTATAATCTTTGTCACCATCAAGTTGCATAATTGTTCCATTGCTGACAAATTCATTTATCTCATCTCTAGTATAAAAGCATGTATCAACAATAAAATTTTTCTGTACTGCCCTTTTTAATATTCTCATAACCATTCACCACTCACACCTTGCTAGGTGTGCCTTTCTTTATTTGATATACTT